TTGCGCCAGCTCTCAAACCAACAACTTCGTCGGTAGGCAATAACGATCCACCCGCTGTAAATTGACTAAACTTTTCTGTAGACATTATTTTTCCTGTTTAATTTTCTATAATTAGCTGTGTGCCATCTTCTGTTACCATAAATATATCGTTCTCAGTTACCATAAGGACAGCTTCCAATGGAATAGCCGGGATCGTCTTATTGTAAAATAACAAAAGCTGTATGCATGGAGACATTAGGCATGTATTCCTTGATAGATCGGCTGTAGAACCATTCTAATTATCACATCCGAAGCTTGCGGAGTTACACTTGTAAGCTGAACGTATGATAAAGAATCGAAGAAGTAAGGGATCAACGGTATTGCACTAGAAGCTGTAGTCCCAGGAAATGCGAAATCCGCTATCGAAACACCATCAAAATTCTTAATCACATAGGATGTGATCCCAGAAAAATCCTCTGAACAGAAAAATTTTAAATCTGTCGTCGTCCAATTCGAAGGAAGTAAAATATTTCTTAATTGCATGCCACCACAATTTAAAATATTAGACTGTGTCTGACCTGCTAATATCTTAACTTCTTCTATTACAAGCGTTCTTTGAAATTTTAATTTTTGTTCTATCATTTTTTATTCCTCTAATTTTTTCTTTCTTCAATTGTAAATACAGATCTTAAAGTTCCTCCTCCCCTTCTTGTGCCATTAACGCCATTCATAGTCATACCAACGCCAACATCATTCATAACTCTTAAATTAAAAGTTGTTGATACTCCAGGAACTAATGGTGGGTCTAAAGTAAATTGTAAAGAGGCTGGCAAATCCCATCCTGCTGCATTTTCAGTAAAACTAAAATATGTTGTCGCAATTGCATTAACAGTAGAGTCTTGGAATAGCGCCATGCACAAAGTACCAGTTCCTCCACTTCCGCCCATACCAATATGAACAAGCGCGTTAAATAATAATGAACTATCAGAAAATAAAGGAGTAATTGATAATGATAAAACTTGAAATCCATCAGTATTTATTGGGGCGATATCATTTGTTGCTCTTCCTGGTGGAATTCCGCCAACAACTAAATTGCTGCTTGTTGATACAAATTGTGATGTCGATGCCGACTGAGATGGGTTGCTTAATTGAGCAACAGTTCCATCAGATGTGAATGTATAGATACCGCCAGCTACAATTTGACCAGAAGCTGTGTCAGACAATCCAGATGGATTTACAACTTTGATTGGAACAGAGCCAAGAGAACCTATCGTTATATTAGATGGCCCCGTCACAGTGTTTGCAGCGCGAACACTGATAGTCGCCCCATTTGGGAAACTAGAATATCCTGTTGAAGGCGTGACCACTAAAGCATTTACTGATCCGGTATCTTGAAAATAAGTGTATTTTTGATCTATAACTGAATCGTAAGAAATCTTTTGAGTCAAAGACTCTGTAATAAATGGCGCATTGTTTGCAACAGTTATATTTCCACCAACAACAGATGTTTGTCCGAATGAAATCGTTACATAATAAAGCCCAACAAACCCAGCGTCAGGAGTAGGAGGAGTAGGTGATGGTGCTTCAATCCCAACTTTTGCATTGATCAAAATGATATCTTGTCGAGTATCTGACAGTGAATTAAAAATAGGAGATGTCGGATCAGCAGAATTGTAATACGGACGAGATATAACGTTCGTATCTACAGTTTCAAAAGCTGCTTGAACCAAATATATGATCGAGTTTCCTATAGTTACAGGAGCGGGAGTATTAAGGACGACCGGGTTAAAATTTAATGCCTGCTTATACAGTTGATGGTTAGGATCTGTATTGGCGGGAAGAACACCATAAGGCGTTGCTTCATAGAATTGATAACTATATAGAGAACCAGGTCCAACAGTAACCTGCAACCCAGGAGGAGATATGGGTGCGCATGGCAATCCAGATACAAGAGTAGTATTGTTTATTCCCGTTCCAAGAACAGTTTGCGCAAGTTTAGAAACATCCACCATTTTATAGGTATTGCTTCTTAAAATATCCGCTTCGAAAGGCGTTTGATTTGTATAAACCGTTACTCTTCCATTTAATTCTAATGTTGTTGGTGTCATGGGAATCCTCTTATTATTTTTGTCCAGATTACTGTTCCATAAACCTTAACTAGATTTATGATTTTATAAATATCAAAATCAGATATTATGGTTGTTTGTATCGATGCACCGCCATACCATAAAGTAGCATCTCCACCAAAAACATTGTATCCGCCGGTTGTGTAGCTGTTGTAACCGCCGTAACTCGCCATACCATCAAATGGGCCAACATAAACATCTATGAATGCTTGATATGCAAATGATCCTGATCCATAAGTCCCAACTGTATTGTACGCAAGAGCCTGGTAGTCATTATATCCGCCAGTATCAGTAGGGTTCCAAGGCTCAAAAATAACTGGTTTTATCCCAGTTAAATTGTAAATCGCATTTATCATCCCTCTTCTTGTAGCCTTTTCTTGAAGAAGGGTGGCAAGTATTCTTGTTCTAAAGCTTTCGTCTAATTCTCCAACCCTTCTAGGCAATTCATCTCCCAGATAGTCAGATGAAATAATATCCAAATTTATATCTGTTGCCGTTTTGATCCTTGTTTGCAAAAAAACATACAAATATTGACTGTAATGAAATGAACCAGTATCTACAAACGCAGCCAATATAGTATCTAAATTGGCGTGAGAAATTCCCCACCACTCTAAAGGTAGTTGAGCAATTAAACGATTATAAACATCTAACTCTCCACCAATCGGGATGCTAACGGGTTTATTCATCGCTATGCGTTCATAATGATTGTAATGGTTCCAACCGTCATAATCTGAGCCCCGGATATTTGGATATCTGAAGTTCCACCATTCAGCGTATAATTAGTAACATCTGAAATATCAGTATCAACGTCATAAATAATTGCAGGGATTCTGGAATATGAAAAAAGGGAATCAAAGGTTTGTGATGTTATGTAATTTTCCAATGCGGCTATTACATTAGCTTCTATCGCCGCAGCATTATCAGGGTTACCATTAAAAACATGTGCAGTTATTGAGATTGGGAAAGGTGTCGGCGGGTAAACAGCATATTGTATTGTAAGACCACGATATGCCTCTACTGATGAACTGACGTTTGATATTAGCTGGCTGCTAGCATTACCAGTTCCATCATCAACAACAACATAGAAAAACCCTAACTGAGTAACATTCCCGATCGTTTTATTTTCAACGACTATATAACGCGCGACGCCCGGTACGATGCTAACTGCGTATTGAATTGCTTGCTTTACTGCTCTGGACAAACTAGCTAAATATAAGATGAATTCATCTTTCAAGGATTGGTCGCTTTGCGCATTCTGCCCATTTGTAAATGGCTGAGCATTCGTAACAGTGTCTACGCCAGGCAAAACACCACTAATTGTCGTGATTTGATTCGAAAGACAATTTCCAATAACACCATTAGTTGTAGCTATAACAGGAATTGTTATTGAGGAAGTGCTTGTTTGAAAAATATAGGATTTTGATGAGATATCCCAATTTGGGTTTGTAGTGTCTTCAACCACAAGGTAACTAACGCCATTTCCCCTAGAAAGTACATTTACACCAATTTTTACATTTACAATCGTGCCTGTTGTAAAACGGCTAAATGTCACATTGCCAAACGCAGGAGTTGCAGGCTTTCTTTTTAATCCAAAATCTCCCACAAAGGTATCAACATCATTTCCAGAGCATGTTAGAAGCCTTGTGACAGAAAGAAGAGCCGATATCAAAGCTTGCAACCACAGGGAATTCCCCATATTGCTTTCAATAATCGCCCTGTAATCCGATCCAACACTAAAATCAAGAACAGTACCAGCAGAAGCCTGCATAGCAGTTACTTGGCTATTCAATAATTCTGTGTCCGTTCTAATTGGTAATGGCATATTTTTATAAGCTAAATGATAAAACTATAGGGGTTTTTGAATCGTTTTCTGTGTAGTTTATTTGTACAAATATCCCGCCTTCTATTGTTTGAAAAAATATTTCAGGCTGAACATCTTTTGAAACAGAATCCTCTAAAAATATTTGTGAAATTATTTTTGACTTTATTTCATCATTCCTTACAAAATTTAAAGACTGCCCTATGTATTGGGCCAACCCAGCGCCATAATCTGCATGCCATATGTAATCTCCGGGATTTGTGAGAAGTCTTCTTAAAACCCTTTGTTGGCTTCTTTTTAATCCTGAACTATGAGCAATATCATTTAGAGAAGTTAAAGATATATCGCTTCCAAAGTTATGGTCTACGTCGTAAACGATTTCTTGAAATTTGCTAATCATCAGCTACCCTGCAAGTTTACGGTTTGGCTGTTATCACTCTTAATCAATGTCTCAAACGCGCCGCCTGATTCGCCAGCTTTAACAACAGGAGAAAATATATTGCATTCAGTAGAAGCATTTATATTGACTGTTGGCGCAGTTATATTTATTTGACCGCTAGAAGAAAGTGATAAATTCCCGTCATTCGTTAACTTTAAGGATGACCCTGTCGCGTGAACAAGCCAAAACTCGCCAGACTCAACAGTTAATGGCCTATTATTACCATCAAATAGTGGAGCAGCAGCAATGGGTATTTGACGACTTCCTTGCTGATAAAGCACGCTGCACAAAGTATTCAATACGGGCGCGGCATATAGTCCCCATCCGTTTCCAACCCATGATGCACTATAAGGAATCCAACCTGTTTGCAATGCTGGCTCATCATCAGTAGCAGGGTGTATCTGAACTATCACCAAATGTTTAGCAGGGTCGTATGATGTTATACTGCCAACATCACTAGAGAATGACATATTAGAAGTTGCTGTGAGTGCTCTTCCTGTTATAGCATTCAAAAAAGCTTCCATTATCCAGCTTCTCCCAATTCTGTTTGGTCTAATTTATTTTTCCCGCCAAGATACATAGAAAAATCACTGATCGTCATTCGGCGAACCAACCTATCTATATAATAATCTTGATCAAAATCAGTATTTGTCCCGGTAACTCTTATTAACATATCCTTTGATAGAATAATGTCAGGAACAAGTTCGGCAGAAAATCTTACCGAGTGAACAATTAAATTATTTAATAATTGTTTGCACTGCTTCTTTGCTTGGTCGTAAGTTAAACCAGGGTGCGAATAAACATATTTTCTAATAGATTCCGGACTTGCTGCCGAATTTCTAGCAGTTTGTTTCACGTGAAACGCCTTGCCTGTATATGTTGAATATGGAACTTTAACTGTGACGTTTATATTGCCAGAAACGATATTATTTTTAAAAAAACTGATCTTTGTTCCAAGATTAAATGTTGGAATATTGTTCGAAGAACTCTTTGGTATGTAATTCAAAACGTATGGCTGGATATTATCATCATTTGAAGGAAAAGGCTTAAAAACAAGCGTTTCTCCTTTAACATATACCATGAAATTTTCTTGTACGGCAGCCTGAACTAACATATCCCATTGCGTGGAATTATTTGCAGTATATGTTTGAGCCGTTTGAAGAAAAGTACCAATTACATCTTGTGTTGGCGTTATTTCTTGCTTCAAATTATTTGATTTTGCAAATTGCTGAGCAAGTTCTGAAGCAGTAATGTTTGAAAACGATTGTGTAACTTTTGAGTCAATTAATCTCGAGCTTAAATCTCTTCCAGATATTCTCACGATTCCTTCCGAAGGGTCTATTTCAACATCATTGCTTTCTCCCTGTATCATTAAAACCAATTCATTTACATTGAAAGAATTTGGATCAGCAGGGAATCCCATATAAATTTTTACAGAAAATTTCTCAACAGATGAAAAGTATGCAAAATCAATTCCATCTGGCTGGCTATAAAGAGGCATTTCTACATAATAAGTGTCAGCCGTATAAGGAGCGCCAGACATTACTTCAATTTCCATGAACTTAACTTCTTTGTCATTAACTTTGACAATAGCCCTAGGATTTCTAAGTTGGCCTTGAGAGCCTGCTCTTTCGACCGTCATGATGTATAAACGCCATTTGTATTCGTTGTTTGTGTTGGAATTATTAACGTAACCACATCACCAGACTGCACAGATGGGTCAACCAAACCATTTGCTTTTGCGATTGTTGTCCATAGTGTCGCATCCCCGTAATAATGAGATGCTAACTGAAATAAATTTGCGCCGTTTACCGTTATACTTTGTCCATTTGTGCCATTTGTTATCAGCAATAAGTTTTTCTGTATTGTTTTCAGCACGGCCAGCAATAAATACGCGTTCGACAAACTTAAAAAGTCTGTAGCCAATAGTTCAGCATTTTCATTTGGCTGTATAGCCGTTGTAGATGTAGCAGAAAATAAAGAACTGTTTGTCGATGAAAAAAAACCAGTATCAATTTTGTTTATGTAGCCACCAACAGTACTCAAAGCACTATTTAATGGGCCACTTATTGTTCCTATAACGGCACTGGTAGCATTAGAAATCGATGCAATGCCATTTATTGTGATCGACAGTAAAGCGATAGCAGCAGAGATACTTCCATCCTTAATAGTAGCCGCCAAGTCTCGCGCTTCTATCATCGCGTTATTTATGGCATCGTTATAAGCAACAGGCAGAAGAACAGGGAACGGCTTATTTAAATCTTGAACAACAGCTACTGTAATTGTGTATGGTATTTCATAGGTAGCGTGGAAATTAGGCTTAAAAGACTTAATAACCACTTTGTAATTAAATAAAGACCAAGTAAGGGTTTGTTCCTCACCGTTGGCCCTCATTCCATCTAAAAATCTAGCCCTAAAACTTGCAGTAGCGCCTCTAAACATTCCAGACCATGAAATATCATCGTCTATCCTGCCCATTGCGTTAATGTCTCTTCTGCCACCAACCAATTTCTTATCTGACAGTGATTGATCCCCACCAAAGTTTATAGAAGATGGAATCTCATCATTCGCAAATGTTATCGGGCCTAGCGTTAAAAATACCATTATGGGCTACCCTTATTGGTTAAAGCCGAAGAAGATGGTGAAATCAACGAATTTTGACCAGTAATCCCCCCTATTGCGGCAGAATTACTGATCGTATCAGACATCCCATGTAAGAAAACCCTTCCAACTTTCCTACTATCAAGATACACATCGCCTGATATTTTAGATTCAGATAATTTTGAAGAATTGGCTATAACTGAATTTTTAACATACTTAAATCCTTCCAATGCATAATCTCCAAGATTTTTTTTAAAATCAACCGATGTCAACACTTTTGCCAGAACCTCCATAGTTCTTGCAATAGCGTTCATTCCAGAAATAACACTAGGAGCCGTTAATTCACCGAATGCTGTTGCAAGATTATGAGAAGCATTTTTAAACCTCATGCTTGCTCCTTTCTCCGTATCCAATGATTCATTATATGCTTGGTCTATACCCCAAAACCCACTCATCATTTTTCTTTGTCTGAAAATCTTATCTCTGTTTTTATGCATCAAAAACAACTCTTGGCTAGGCGTTCTTCCAAAATCTAAAAATAATCTACTTTTAATATCTAAATCATCTGTTGTCCCAGATTTTCTATATTGCTCCATGACCTTTTCTTCAAATAGAAAAGGATCTTTTGAAAGCAAGTCTGTAAATTCTTTTTTCGATTTTGTATGTACTGGTCTACCATTTTTATCAAATCCCGCGGATTGATAAATTCCCAAAGCCAACAAATCTTTAACTCTGCTTTTATTATTAAGGGTTCCAGACTGTCCCTCTAACTGACTTTGCAAAGTAATTAAACCAGTCGCCGCTCTTCTCCCCTTTATTTCCTGCAAAACTGGCTCTAATCCAATAAATCCGGTGGGCGTCAATTTTCCAAACGCTCCAGAACCTTGCGCCAGAAACTGCTGCATTTGACTAGCATCAATAGTTCCAGCAGAGGAAGACATCATTTGGAACATCAAATTTTGTCCTTCCATTACTTTTTTATGGTCTGAGCCACCCCATATTTCAGCAGCCCTTGCCATATCCATCATTCTTGCATCGCTCATTTTCCCAAATGTAGCAGTAGCAGCAAATTGTGATTTTGCAAGCAAAAGCGCTAATTCTCTTGAATTAGCATAGCCACTTCCTGGAAGTTCCTTTGTAATCATGGCCGAATCAAGAAAGGCCTTTAAAAGTTCATTTCTAGATATTCCTTTTATAGATTGATTGGAAAAATCATTAGCAATTTTTATACTTGCAGGCGAAAATCCCTGAGCTTTTAATTGCATAAATGATTGTTGACGCTCAGTCTCAGCCCCAAATCCAGCATGTAGCGCTGAATATGCAGCATATCCGCCAATCATCGTTCCCATGCCAATACCACCACCCATGGCAGCACCAGCACCAAAACCAGCCATTTTCCCAGAAGATGACGCAACACTTGCTTCTTTTAATCTGGCGGTCAAAACTGCCGTTTTTTGAGACAAACGTTCAGTATTGATGCTGTTTCTTAATAGAATGCCATCATATTTCGAGAATACCGCGACACTTTGCATTCCTTCTTTATTTATTACCGAAAATGACTTAGCAAGACTGGCAAAATTTGGCGCAGCCATTGACAAGTGTCGTGAGAATTTTTCAAGATTTGCATTCAGAAGACCTATATTAAAATTTGCGGCGCGAATGCTCTCCTGAAAAATTTTCATTTTTTCAATTGCATCGCCCTTTATATTAAGGGCAGCCCAAATTTTATAAGCTTCCATATGTTCCTTTTCTTAATGTCAATGGTTCGCCAGAAACATATTGTTTCAACATCGATCCAAAAACATAGTTTATGACTGGATGAGCCTGATATACGGTCGTACTTAGAACTGGTCTTGCAGGGATATATTTCGTTCCCTTCTCCTGATATTCCATAATTTCGCTATCAGAACCAATAAATAATGTTTGTGACTGAATATTAAATACGTGATGTATGGAGTCTCTTAACTGGCCCGTTCTATACAATGGGTTGTAGTCAGCGTTAAATACATAACCTTTTCGCTCTTTATCTGATTTCGTTGAATCAGCCAATTCTTTCCAGCCTTCCTGCAAATGTCCTATCTTATCTCTCGCCTCCTTTACTAGAATTTCGCCCAAAAAATTAGCAGCTTTCTTCTCATAAATGGGAAATTCAACAATCAATTTCTCAATATGAGCCTGAAAAGCTGCTAATGATTGAAATTCTTTCATTCGTATTTCCAAGTGTTAAAGTTAAACGTACCTTTACCAGCCTGTTGCTCTGCAATGATGCAAAAGGCCTTTCTCATCTCATCACTCAATGAAAGAACATAGTCTTCTGTAAATCCTTTCGATACCAGTAGAACAAATTCGTTCATGCTGGAATCTAAAACTATTTTTTTACGTTTTCAGGCTCCTCTGCAATTTCACTGGCTATATTTTCGTGAACTACCAAGCTTCCTTCATCTTTCAAGTATTGCAGAAGCTCCATGCACTCTTCATAGCTACGCGGAGATTCAAAAACCCTGTCGTCTATTTTCGCAACAAATAAAATAGCAAACATCATGTTGACGCATGCTGGAATCTCAGCATCCTGCTTCATTGCTTTATTAAGATAGTATCTATCCATTATGTTTGGCTTCCTTAATGTGATAGTCCTACCCAAACTGTCTTTTACAACTTTGCCGTCATAAGATGCTTTAGTCATATTTTATCCTTTTAAGAGATTTTAATTTTTCTGCGACCTTTAAATGAAACAGACTGTTTAACAATTTCTGTTCCTGAAAATCTACCACCGTCCGTCAATGTCAAAACACAATCTGTGTATTGCCATTTAGTAAAAGAGCCGTCTGTTTCATTTATGGTCTCATTGATGGCAACATTCACCTGATCGCCACCCTGGTAGTATATTCTTTCTTGATCTGCAAAATAAATGTCTAGTGCAGGCGATGTTCTTTGGAAAACAAATGACCCAGTCCACTCCATATGCAACTTTGGATGACGAGTGATGCCATCAATAGACGTGTGACTCTGAACATCTGCATTTTCAGTAGCAGAAAAACTCTCGATCGTAGCGAATGTTTTTAAGCCGTTAACATCAGTTATGACTAGGGTTTGACTAATACCACTTGTTAAGCCATCTAAATTTGACATTATTAAATTCCTCCATTCTGTGGTGGCAATATGCTAACTAAAGAACCTTGAGTAGCATTCAAATTAACAACGAAGTATTGAACGATAGAGAACAACACAACCGTTATATCAGCCTGCATATATCCCAATGCAACTCTGTCAGGTGGGTTATTACTTGCATCCAATACAATTGAAACAGCTTTGGAGAAATCGCCTGGGTTATTTACGTCTCCAATCATTCCGAGCTGGAATAAATTGTAAAAGAACGCGTAAAGCGTTGAGATCGCTTGCTGTCTAACAGTTACGGTTTGTGCTTTACCAACAAAAGGCCCCAGACCGTTCAATATGGTTTGTGATACAAAATTTACCATACTTGTATAATTGTCTGTCTGCTGTAGTGAATTGCTGCTTGAGTTAATGCCGAACCTGCATCCAAAGAATGAACCGGATGGAATTGGATTTGTGAGCAACTCTATTCTGGCAACTCTTAATGCTGACAAGTCGGCAGTAGAATATGATCGATTCTCTAGAGTTTTTTGAGTCGCGATAATGCCATTCAAGGGCTTATTTAAACATGAATCGCTAGGAAGCGTTGATGCTCTTACTCCTGCCTTAAAGGATTGTGGAGAGATAAACCGCGTTAAATTATTGAATGGATCAGATACTTGGCACCAATCTCCAAGCATTAAGCTGAACGCATAGTTGTCTATACCAGACGCATGCCATGTTATAATGGCCAGCTCAATGTCATCCTGAAAACCAGGATCCATTGTGGCTATACAATAAGTACCTTCTTCCAATGCAAATAATTGTTGAGCTGACCATTTTAATGGGTCTGAAGTATCTGCGAGAATGAATGTCCCGCCAGCAACGTTATTTCTAAGCGCGTACATGCCTGTTCGAACAACTGAAAAGTCATTTCCAATCATGTCTGTGCTTGTAACATCAGAACCATTCGTTCCGCCCGATAATGATCTTGTATTCAATCCTGGCGCACTAACAGAGCCCAATACAACAGTAGCTGATGCTCCGCCTGCGTCTGAAATTGAGACAACAGAGGTTGTCAAATAATCACTTCCTGAATTAACAACTGATATAGCGTTGATTCCCCACAAAATATCAAATTGCGCACCAACACCAACTCCTGAAGTGATGTCTTGGCTAACGGGGTTTGTAGGAAGATCCGTGTAAACGCCATCAGAAGTAATAGAATAAGTTAATATACCACCTGTAACATCGACAGTTTCTACTGTAACTATAACAGGAGATGTCAAAGTTCCTCCTGACAACGTAATTGTGTCTCCGACTTCATAGCCAGATCCAGAATCGAATAACGAAGATGATGCAGCTTTCATGGTTACAGAAAACGTTGCACCAAAACCGTCTGCAACAGTAACTGTTGGCACAACAGAATATGAACCAATATCAGATATTGTAAATCCGCCAATTCCAGTCGGAAGGCTTGCAACGACTAGTCGAGATGGTCCGCGCTGTACAGATTGCCCATTGTTTACAGCATCAATTAAATTCAGCCAGAATTGATTTCCTGTTCCAGTAATATTCTGGAAAACTTCTGGTATTCCACCCTGAATGTATATTGATAAATTGTAGCTTCCAGGAAATGAACCAGTTGTGATTGTTGCGTTGATTGTATTGCCAGTTGTACCTGTATAGAATGCTGTTAAGTCAGCGCCAATTACTGGACTTGCAAGACTGTCGATCAAAGTTCCTGTCGAAAAAGTATCTGTGCCGTCTGAAACTCGAACACATCTAAAGTTAGATGCGCCTTGAAGCGATGCGAAATAAACAGCGGTCCCAAGGTCGTATCTGATTGGCTGAGGTGTTCCGAATTTTGCGATCTGCTCGGTCATTGGGCCAACAATAGTGGGCGCATTTAATGGGCCCCAACTCGCAGTTCCAACAACACCAATGATGTTTGTAGGTATGCCATTTAATAATGCATTAGGGGGCACAAGCTGTACATATAGATTAGGTACAGTTAATGCAGCTAAATTTGTTGAACCTTGCGGTGAAATTGTCATGTTTTCCCCTATATTATTTTAAAGTTTTTCTTACCATGTTTTTTTCATTACTTTGCAAAACTGCATCTACTTCATTTTTAGTGATTATTACTTCGCCAACTGAATAATTTCGAAATGGAGACTTTACGATCAATTTAAATTCTTGCTCTTCAGGCTTATCAATAAAAGGCTCTAAAACATGCTTTATTTCTTCAAAACTTTTTACAAAAGCAGCGATCTTCTTTTTATTTTTTGTGCGTTTCATAAATATTTGTATGTGACATTGGCAATATTATTTTCAATACTGGTGTTAATTTCTGAATATGTTGTTGCGTATTGAATTCTGAAAAATAAATCCCTTCTATAAATCAATGGAACCTGCAAAAAATCTTCTTCATCAGTATGGTCGTACCACATATGACAAAAGAAACCGTCTGGCAGAACAAATCTGTATTCTCTCTGTAATGCGATATCTATTGGGGGCGCCAACAAAGATCTGATATCAGGGGTAGGGCACCAGCAAGATATTTGAAATACTCTTTCCCTTCTTCCCAACTCTTCTGCTGACGTAACCTGAACTGCAATGCTTGCAAAAAATGAATTCTTAAATTGGACAGTTAAATCATTACCAGAAGCAGACGAGCCAGGGATCAATAAAGCTAACGAAGCGACTATTGAATCCAAAGTGTCCGTTATTAAGACTTGA